CGAAATAATCACCTTCTCCATATGGTTCAACTGAAATTATGCCACCTTCATCGATAGCATACGTATAATCCGTGGTAATATTCTTATTTATAAGGCCAAATGTGGCTTTAGACACCCATTGACCTAATTGTAATGAGCCTGTAATTCCTACATTGAATGTATTTTGGATCTGGTACTCGCCAAATAAGGCTGTACCGGCTGGATGTAAGTAGGATTTAAGTAAGGCTTTATACTTCTCTAATGATTCATCTACCGTGATAAGGTACGAATACTTCTGCCATCTATAACTATCTTGAATAACGATATCATCATCAAGGAATCCATCATTTGTATTGTAATATCCCTGATACTTGGCCACAGCACCAATATCAAACCTAATTAATAGGTAATCTGGATTAGCTCCTTGACCGCTAAGTGACTCTTGATAAAAGTTTTGGATGACTGTACCAGCATATGTGACATCATCATAATTAAGCGCATTATAATTAGGATTAATGATGTAACCATAGTCTGTATACTTGTCTACAGTACTTCCATCAGCAAGAGTATATTGAACTATAGATTCTTTTGTAATCTCTATGGTTGAATCAGATGTTATAGGCGCATTAGATTTTAATAAGTAAAATCCTGCATCATATCCACAACCAAACTTAACAGTAACTATATTGACTATACCACCTGTAGAGTTAACCTTTATAATTTTAAATAGTTGTTCTATTGTTTGACCATTTGATATAGTCTGAGCGGTGATTAGTTGTCCTACTTTATATCCAGAACCGGGCTGGGTAACAGAGTATGATACAGTAGTTGGGATAATTGTTCCAGTTATGCCTTCATATGATATAGTATAGTCTACCTGAATATTGCCATAGTAGTCTTTATTAATAAACACTTCATAGATATTATCTCTTACAAGACGCACTCTGTTAACGTATACTTTAATAGTTACGTTTGGACCTAATATGTTAATCCTATTTCCTGGAAGTGTGTTAGGATTTCCAGTAGATATGTCTACAAACACTGACATATCTTGATTCCATTTACCATCAGAAGCTTTTAATACGGAATCCCATGGGTATGATATCTCAGCTTTCTTATTGAATAATATCTTGAATAAGAACTCGTAAGATGATTCAACACCTTTTGCAAGGAATAGTTCTTTTACTTTTCTTAATAACAGTTTTTGATTGATGAATGGGTAGTTTTCACCAAAGACGTCTAACTCGTTCTTAAAGAATTGGACAAATGAATCAAGTGTATCATCTATGTCTCTTAATTCAATAAGATCTCTTTTTTCATATTGGTCTAAGTATTCATAGTAGGCTTCAATGAATGCAACAAATAAAGGGTAGTCTTCCCTAACATATTCTGGGAGGTGTTTAGAAACTACCGATTTTAAATTGATTGACATTAGTTACGGCTTGAAGTGAATACATAGTTAGCTCCACCAGCAGGATCTCCTACTGATACCTTATCAAGTACCATCGTAACTGTGATGTTTGAATCTGGAATAGTTACTAATTGGTTGCGGACAGAAACAACATCGTTTGATTGAGGTTTAATGATTAGCTCAAATATACCTTGACCATCTGTTTGATCTATACCAACAATCTCTAACTCAGGCATGTTTACTGTACCTGACGTATAGTCTATTGAACCAAATGTTTTATAGTATGTCTTAACATCAGCATCAAAGTAATACATCTTTAGTTGACCTACAGAGGTATTATTTGGTAAATCTTCTAAGAACATAAGCTTATTTGGTTCTGCTGCGATATAGAATCCGGATGAAGTTAATGATTGTTCTGGAACTCCAGAATTATATATTGGGTTACCAAGATAGATGACATAGTTACTGTTTGAATTATACTTAACATCTACTTCTCTATGAAGCTTAAGTGTAGTGATGTTTGATATGATTGAATCTTCTGTAGCATCGATCTGAGATGACAAGTTTGAGTGTCTAAATATACCAGTAAAAGATTGTAAGTTATCTGTATTATAAGCTTTGATAGTATCAGTAACTAATGTCTTCAACTCTGCTTCTGTCTTGACAGTTAATCTAGGATTATAGTATGCAGTCGTATTAATTTCAAGGTTGATATACTCAGGATCAACTATAATAGGTGTAATTGATACAACGTTCTTTTGTTTTAAAATCTCATTGATGATATAGCTCTTTTGGGATTCCGTTAGTACTGCTGTAGTCTTAGGCTTGATAGAAAGATACACTCTTCCATATGAAGGAGGAACGTTATCTTCACCGCCCCATGCATTGACCGTATCAGCTTCAGTGTATAGTTTGAATATAAGAGCTTTATAGTCTTCTACAGTTACTGCTCTATTTTGAGATGAGTATGATCGTGGTGCATTATATCTAATTGAATCTATAGTTTCAACGTCTGAGCCGCCGATAGCTGAAGTAGTGGTAGTTACTGCTACAGATCCACCTAATAGAGTAGCACCACCATAATTAAATAACTTGGCTCCGTTTGCGGCATCTTTATTTGTAACCATATATGTTAGGTTAACGACATTACCATTAGCTAAAGCTTTACCAATAGTATCGTTACCAAATTCAAGCTCATATAGTTGGCCTTCGATCTCTTTGACAAAGTATACCTTTGAGGTGCCATCAAGGTTTAAGATGTTTTCTTGGTTGATGTAAGTATTAAACACTGATGAAGTAGAGTTATCTTGAACTCTTACTTGAAGTGTAGATAGATCTACGTCTGCATTAGGGATGATGAATTGTACACCATTTGCAACGGTATACTTAAATGTTAATGGAGAACCTTCTTTGATCTGTACACCTGTAAATGTGTACTTAGAATCTGCATAGTTTGTTTGAATGGCTTCTGTATTATAAAAAGTGTACTGTGTAGCATCAATCGTTGTGGTGAATGCACTATAAGCTTGTAATATCAACGTAGCAGGTGTCGTACTAGTACCTGACACAACTATAGTTACAGTCGCTGCAGCACCAGTTGCAGAGTGTGGCACGTACCCAATTTCTTTAGCTCTTGAAACGACGCTTGATCGTTTGCTGGCAGAATCTAAGAAAGATTCATTGACAGCTAAGTTTGTATATAGAGCGTTGTAATGGGTATTGTATGCAAGTAAGTCTAAAAGCACGGTAAGGCCGGCACCATCAAAGTCATAATCTTTAAAAGTATCTTGACCTTGTAAGTACGTTTTTAGGTTTAACTTAATTGCATCAAAATCTAACTCAGCAGTGGTAATATTTTTATTTGTAGCCATTATCGGGTTCTCGTTAGTATTAGATCAACCTGTAATGGTCGAGTCGTGTTTATGATAGTAAAAAATATTGACACATAGACCTCATTATCATCTGGTGATATAGTTATTAATACATCATTTAGTCTTACTCTCGGCTCAAAGCTATTAATAGTGTCAGATATTGATCTCTTGAGCATCACATTAAGCATAGGAGAAGCAGGCTCAAATAGCAAACCTCTTATTTGAGAGCCTACATCAGAATGAAACGGTTTCTCATAGTTTTGTGTTAATACAAGGTTTTTAACAGCAGCTTTGATAGCTTCTTCATCATACTTACGAACGATGTCATTCGTCACCGGGTGTCTGGTGAAGTTTAAGTCAAGGTCTATAAAGGTGCGAGTATTTCTTGCCATATATTATTTATTAGTAGTAGACAACGTTTATCTGACCATTATCAAATGATATGTTACCAGCAGTTGTTGTGACTTGAACTAAAGATAAAGGTCCTGCTAACGATTTATATCCTGCTATGTTAAATATTGTTGCAGTGACAGTATCGGCAACATGAGCCGTACACGTCCATGTATTAGTAGTAGCATTAGCTTTAGTAAATGTAAATGTTCCTGACATGTTATTAGCTACAGGATTAGTTGCTTGAAAATCAAATCCTGCAGCATTGTTACCCACAGTTAAAGCACTTGCAGTTCCAGCTAACGTTTGTGTAGTATGATAATAACCAGTAGTTTCAACTCCAGCAGAAGGCCCAATCCTAACTCTAAGAGTTGCTGCCGTAGTTGCATATGATATATTAACAAGAGTTAATACAACAGTGTTTGCTGTTGATGGGATGCCTGTAATCTGATAAAAAGCTGTAGCTGGTGTAGTCGTGGTTACCGGAGTTCCTAGTACTGATGCAGGACCAGTAGCACCAGTAAAACCTGTAGCTCCGGTAAAACCCGTAGCGCCTATTCCGGTGGCTCCTGTTTGGCCTGTAGCACCAGTAAAACCGGCAGTACCAGTTGCACCACTGATACCTGTAGCACCAGACGCACCTATTCCGCCGGCTGTTGCTGCTGCGTTTAAACTACTTAATGTGATTGACATATCTTATTTATGACCTATTATACTGTTGGAGGAGGGATAGGATCACCATTCTCATCCGCCATTGATTGAGTCCATGTCTCATCTTCGTTTTGTACTAAAACTGTTATATCGAATAGGTGAGATTCTTCGATGATCTCTAACCTACGAGCCTTGATCCCTTCAAACGAATCTCGCTCTTCTTGTAATCCAGTTATTTGGTTATGTACTGCCCATTTTTTTGCCATTATGATACCGCTCCGTAAATTGTACCTGTTGTTATATAAGTTACTGTGAATCCATTAAGGTTGATACCTTTACCTCCTGCACTTCCAGCCTTATTACCTGAACCAGTTCCACCAGCTGCTCCCCATCCTCCACCGCCACCACCACCGCGAGCGCTTGCACCACCTGGTGAGGCATTTCCCGCGTTACCCGCATCTCCACCAGCACCACCGTTTCCAGCACTTGCAGCAAAACTTCCATTACCACCACCACCTCCAGATCCAGGCATTATTCTACCGCCTCCACCTGCAGATCCTCCTCCACCTATACCACCAGTACCATTACCGGCTTCTCCGCCACCACCACCTCCAGATCCACCACCAGCACCACCTGAGTATATTGAACCTCCATTAGCTTGATATCTCCAATTGGATCCAGCACTACCTGCTGCACCAGGACCTCCTCCTGCACCACCTACTACAGTTATATACGTATATGAATAGTATGATCTACCACCGGCACCGCCTCCAGCACCACCACCTCCACCACCAAGACCACCGGATCCAGTTATTGCGCCTCCACCTCCACCACCTCCACCACCAATGTAACTATTATTAGTTAATGATATATTATATCCTAAGCTTATTGCTGGGCCTGCAGGAGTAGGACTAGTACCAGCACCAACTCCATCTGCTCCTTGTCCTCCCATACCCATGATGTAACCATTATTAATTAATGTTATAGTATCACCTG